TTAGCTGCTTCCTCAGATATAATATTGCCGTCAGCTTTTATGCCGTAACCCTCTGCGCTTTCTGGCCTACCAAGTTTGCCATAAATACGGTCAAGGTCTTCATCAGTTGGGTTTACTGGCATCGGTATCTTGTCTGAGCCAATAAGTCGCTGTGCATTTACATAAGAACGCGCAAGGTTCTCTACGTCTTTAATAGGTGATAGGCTTGGATGTTCGCGCAAGTCTACTGGTATCATTTCCAAAAACTCGTTACCAGACCCGCCTGACGCTACCTCAGATGGTGTTTCCATCGCTGGGGCTTCAGCCTGGGCTACCTGTTCAATGTTTTCTTCTGACATTTTTACTCCTGAATCATGTTGTGAATATGAAGGATAACAGCTCGTTTACCCTCCTCGAAAGATGTAGCGTTGGCATCGCCAGCTACGTAGCTTGAAGACCGCCAGTTACCGCGAGCCTCCAAATCCGCAAGGACTTTTACCCCACTGTCACTGTTAAACACTTGGCGATACATGTCGCGCATCTGTTCTATTTCTTTCATTGGATTAAACTCTGCCTTCTTTTTGCTGTGTGCAATCGTTAGCTTTTAGCTTTGAGTAAGGAAATTTTTGTAGAATTGTGTATTCCATTTCTTTAACTCTTTGCTCACATTCCTTTCTTGTAAGGTACGGCCCCTCTGTGTCGTGAGCTACAAGGCACTGGTTGCCACCAAATGCTACCCAGCAAAAAAACACAGAAGCATAAAACATTTTACATGGATACCATTCTCGTTGCTTGCGCTGCCTGTGCTACGTCTTGAATGTCTTGAGATTGTTGTTGACGTTCCATCATTTCTTGCTCTTGTGCAGCTCTTTGCTCACGCATTTCATTCACTTCACGCTGCGTTTTCAGCGTAGTCTTTGGTACGCCAAGTGAGTCTGTAATGTGACGCACAAGACCATCAGGGTCGATGTGGTCGCCAACAGGCAATGCTTGAGCCAGAGGCATAAGTATCTCAAGGGCTTTCATAGTGCTATTCAGGCTAGAAGACTTCTGTGCCCGTGCCAGCGGTGATACATATTCAATATCCACATCGCGGCCCTGTATCAGGTCTGGTGGCTCTGCCAACATCTCCGCACGAAGCATCAGGCTAAACACGCGGTCAATAAGTGGACGAAGCATCTCGTTCATCAGTCTGCCAAGAACAGGACCAATAACCCGCATACGCTCTTCCTGACGCTGCACTACCTCTGTAGCTGTCATATTCGGAGTTTGACCGGACAAGAGCTGGTCAACATAGAACGCAGAACGGATAGCCATACGTCTCTGGTCTTCCATAGACAGACCAATCGGTATGTTTGCGCCAGCTTGTAAAGGAGTAATAGAGTCTCTTGTACCACTTCTATAGAAGTTTAGACCACCTGGCTGAGTGCGAACTGGTAAAATAAACCCGTCATCAGGTACAAGAAGCGGCGGGTCAATCTGTTTTTGTGCTGCCTGAATGATTGTTTTTGACATCAGGTTCAGCATTTTAACGTCCGGCAGCGCAACCATAGCTGGACTGCGACCCATTGTTTCGCCTGTAGACTTCAGGAAACGTGGTACAACGTACGGCATATCCTCGAAGCCACTCTCAGACAGAAGCCCTTTTGTCTCCATATCAACATAGAACGATGCGTATGGCATGTTCTTGTTGTCTACTTTATTGGGGTCTCTGTTAATACGAGGAAGGACAACGTGAAGGATATCAACGTCTTCGTCAGGTTTCTTCTCAAACTGCTTTAAGATGTAGTCTGTAACATTGTCTACACCGAACCGCTGCACAACCTGTCTGACAGGGGCTTTGTACTTACGGAACACTGTGTCCACAATACCAAACTGGTTTTCTTGCACGTAAAACTCGGATATGTGACGGGTACTGAAACGTAAGGTTTCATTGTCCATCTCGATAAACATACAGCCAGTACCAAACACAACGAGGTCCACATACATTTCGTGAACCTCAGTTTCAAAGTTTGACTGATTGAACGCTCGTATCATGCGTTGGCTTGAGTCCTCCAGCCACGCCTGTACTTCTTCGTCACGCCCTATATTGGCATCCTTCATATCTAAATGAAACCAAGGGGTAGCCCCGCTGGTTAGCATCCCATGCAAGGAAGCAGACAAGAGGTCAACAGCTTGCAGTGCTGTGCCATCATAGATAAGCTCCATTCGCTTTTCACCGCGGCTGCGCTTACGTACGATGTCAGCTTTACGCGGCAGCATGTAATCCGCAAGGTCTTGGTAATGTGTATCCCAATTATCTCTGCGGCCCTTGATGTAATCAAACCGCGCTACAAGCTCTTTGATAAAGTTGTCCATGATTATCCTAACAGTGTCGGTGTACCTGTCGGTGATGTATCCCCCAAAGCTCCCGCCACGATGGTAGAGCCTCTGCCTCTTCGTCTACGTGCCTGTGCTACAGCTTCTTCAGACATTGCCGCTGCACGTTCGTAGTCTACTTTTTCCGCAACTGGCGGTGGGGGCGGCGGGGTTGGCACAGTCACCGTTTTCGGCTTTAAGAATGACATTGTAATCTCCTAATTCTAAACATAGACATAATATACCTAAAACTGTTGCCTATGTCACGTTTGCCTAGTCTACTATAAAGCAAACGGGTTATATTCGTTTACTGCCATCTGCTGCGGAGCCTTGACCATACTTTGTCTATTCTCCAGCCCAACAGCCAAATACCTAAACGCATCCGCAGCATGAGACGTAAAGTCATGCCTCGGATGGTCTCTAAACATCTTACGTTTTTCATCCCACTCCTGTCTGTACTGCCGCAGCATGTCTAGCCCGTCAGAACACTTCTCTCTATCAAAATAACATCTGGGTATCATCATGCGAGCCGCATTAATCCCATCGGCAACTTTCATTTTCGGAATAACCCTAAACCGGACACCCAAGCTGTAAGCCGTTTCCAACCGCGACTTGCCGCTACCCAGCTCACGCACTTCGATGTCGTGCGGCGCAAGATGGTCGCCATAGGTATATTCTTTGTTGTGCAATACTTCTGCGTAGTGGTTGAGGCCCACTCCAGAGCTTTCGTAATAATCAATGACATGTACTGCCCCACTTCTATAAATCTGTGCAAACCAAATAGCCGTTGCGTCGTTCACACCCAAGTCCCACGCAGTATGCACGGGATATGCAGGGTCATACGGGACTCTAGCAATCCTGTCACTGTCATCAGCATCAGACAGCAACTTGCCGTAATAGGCTCCTATAATAGCAGCCGTGAATGAACACTCAAACTCCTGGTCGTACTGTTCCTCTGTCATGGACGCCCTAGCAGCGTCCAGCTCCTCGTCTTTTACAATGCCCGTTTCACTGGCCTTGCAAATCTTATAATACCAATCTTCGCTGCCCTCGCCTATCTGTGATTTAGCTGTTTCTAACATATCAAAAAAATGATTAGGCCCAGCGGGTGTGCCTAGAAAACAAGCTGCCCCCTGTCTGTCGGATAGGGCGGGCCGTACAACTTCCCCCCATACCCTCGGATTCTGCATCCCAAACTCATCAAACATAGCCATATCAAGATAAATACCACGAAGAGCGTCAGGGTTTTCAGCAGACAACAACATTAATCTACCCCCATTCGGAAAGTCTACGCGCAACTCCGTCTCGTTAAACGTCACGCCTGGTATCACGCCAGCGTAATACTTCGCGTAGTCCCACGCTATACGCTTCGCCTGTGTAAAGGTAGGGGCTATAAAGGCAACGCGAGGTCTAAGTAACGGACAAGTAAGAGCTGTCTTAATCAAATGATTTACAGCCCAAACGGTTTTGCCAAAGCGTCTGTGCATGACTAGCACGTTCCATCGCTTCAGCTCTTTGTGCATCTGCCCCTGAATAGTACGAGGCTTGTAAGGAATCTTAACTTCCATGATTATTCCTATATTCTTGTACTAGGGGGAGGAATATTGGAATATTCTTCTAGTGGCGTGTAGATAAGCATAAAGGTATCGCAGTCAGGGCAGCTTAGATTGCTGGATATGTAGTTACGCCCGTCAGCATCTTCCTCGTCATGGTCTCCGCCGTGTATCATCTTGCCTTCGCAGTTAGGACAGTTCATCAATCAGTCTCCCATAGTATCTTCACAGTGCCATCGCCTATCTCAACACCAGCTCTGTTCTTCTGGTCCCCGAAACGGTCAGGCATAACCTTGCTCGCCTTCCAGCGCACATGATGTGCATAGTCACGCAGTACACCAGTGTCGTAGTCTTTGCGCTTGTGCAGCGCGTCATCGAATATGCCTTCAAGCTCTTCCAGTGCCTTTTCTGCGCTGTACTCCTGTGCCTGACGCACAGCTTTCTGAAAGCCCTCGTCACGCTTCATCAGCTTGTAAAAGGCCGTGCGGGATATGCCTACGCCTTCGCAAGTGTCTACAATGGTGTGCCCGTCAGCCAAGCTGGACAGGATTACGTCAGTCTTTGTCTTTGTGAGTTTAGTCATGTGTGTGTCTCGTGATAGGTGAATTAACATACAGAAAGCCAGCACCGCGCGGTCGGGGGTACTGCCTTTTGTAGATGCCCCCCTCTGGTTGCCGCGTCTGAGCTGTTGCCGCGTTGCCACACTGTTGCGCGGTTGTCACAGCATCGCTTGCCAGATTAGCGGCGCCGTGATACGCTGCTGCTATGCTGTACGGGAGTGGTGTATCCTGTGTGCGTATAAATATATACTCGCGCGCGCGTACGCTATCCATAATACAACCAGCTCAACCAGTTACCGTTTCCCCGCAATCATGCCACGCAGTCTGGGCCGTGTAAACTTTTTTAGCCTATCTGCATTTTTTTTGCTTTTAGGTGTTGACATACTGGCAACACTATGCCATCTAAGGGTTAAGGCAATTATTTCCGGTACGGAGG